GTTGAAGTCCGCCGGGCGGTACTTCTTCTCGCCCTTGCCTCGATGCCGGTTGGCGATCAGCGCCATCAGGCTGCTCGTACGGCCCCACGCCGCCTCACGACGGCCGCGGGCCATCTCGGCCAGCTCCCGCAGCGTCAGATCGGCGGGATCGACGCCGACGAATCCGGCGAGGCGCCAGACGGTCTCCCAGACATCGCGTCCTGGACTTCCTTCTCGATGTCCATGTTGTCGATCTTCTCCACACCCGCCTCGATCGCCATCTTCTCGACCGTCTTCATCTTGCCGAGAGCTTTCGCCAGCAGCTCCCGGCGCGGCGGAGGGAAAAACTCGACCATCTCCTCCAGGAACGCATCGGCGGCGTCGGCAAGCGCCATGCCGGCCATCGCCTCGGCGAAGTCCTCATCCGTCAGCTTCCGCTGGTCGATCTGCGGCTTGCAGATGGCGTAGACGGTATCGACCAGCAGCACGGCGTCACTGCTCAGCCGCCCCAGCAGGTCCGTGTCCAGAACGGTCATCAGGTCCACGCCGGCCAGGGCCTTGACGCGCTTGACCGTCGCGACGGTAATCGTGACGGTCCATTCGCGCGCTTCGTTATCCTTGAACACCTTCACGCGGTATGCTCCTGTCCGCTCGCCGGTCAGGCCGAGCTGCTGGACGACGAGGCGACTTCCAGCCACTGGTCGAAGTTCGACAGCTTCGCGGTGACCGGGACGTTGATCGCCTCTTCGAGGGGTTCCTCACGGCTGAAGTTCGTGATCTCGAAGTCGCCGACCAGGCCTTCCGTCCCGACGGCATCCTTCGCGCCGTCCAGGATGGCTAGGCGAACGGGGGTGCCGTTGAGAAAGGCGTTGCGGATCGCCTGGAAACCGGTGTCGGAGGGTTTCCAGACCATGCCGAACTCCACCGAGGCCTCCTTCAGCGTCCCGGCGGTTGCCCGCCAGCCGCTGTTGGCGCGGGTCGTCACGTCCGCCTCGCCCTTTTCCAGGCTGAGCGTCAGGTCCTTGACGTTGGTCAGTTCCGTCAGAATCGCCAGCGCCGCGCCTTCGGCCCCGTAGTACGCCTTCGCGTTCATTCCGAGTTTGTAGTCCGGCATCGTCGTTCTCCTATCGCACCGAGTTGGCCCACATGGCGGGCAGCTTCGGCTGTTCCCGTTCGAAGGCCGGGCCCATGTAGGGGCGCGGCCGGATCTTCACGCGCTTCTGGCGGCGATTCCTGCGAAGGCCGTAGGCGATGACGGACGTTCCGCCGTGCTCCAGTGCCTCCGGGGTGTTGCCGACCTTCTGGTTGAGCTTCATGGGGCCGATGACGACCGAGCGCCGCGCCTGGTCGTAGCCGAAGAGGATGTACCGCTTCAGCAGGCCGCCGTGGCTGCTGGGCGGTTCGCCCGGGCGGCTGATCCGCTTGCGCTTCCGGATGCTCGACCGCGCGGCCGTCCGCACGAACGCCCCGAAACGCCCCAGCACCCGCCGCGTGGCCTTGTCGACCGCGCGGGCGACCTTCGGCGCGTCGAAGAACATCCGCTTGGTCACGAAGCCGATCATCATTGCCCCGGTCGCGTTGCGTCCGACCTGTCCACCGAGGCCTCGATCACGCCGTACCCGAGGGCGGCGAGGACCAGGACCACGAGTTCCGCGATCTTGACCGCGCTGCTTTCCAGGACCTCGCCCTGGCCCGGCGTGAAGATCGCCACGCACGCGGCGATCTGGACCAGCAGGGCCGTGAGGAACTTGCGGCTCGAAAGGCGTTTCAGGATGTCGTGCAGTGTGTCCATGTCACTCCTTGTCCGGCTCATTGTCCGGCCGGTCGTGTTGACCCGCGTCGTGAATCTCGTCCGTCGTGGCCTCGTTGGAAGCCAGCGCCGCAGCCATTTCCTCGTCGCTCGGGTCTTGCCCGGCGTTGATGAAGTTGTCGATGATCTGCATCGCCGGTTCCGCGATCAGGCCGCCGATGTACAGCCATTGAAGGACTTCCAGCGGTGTCATGGGGATTCTCCTTTCCCGTTGATGTCGTGCCATTGCCTGCCCTGCATCTGCTTGGTAACGAGTTCGAGCAGGATGCGGTTCCACTCGCGGATTACGCTCGACGTGGGCTGGCCAAGTTCGATTGCCGCTTCCCACCGGGCGAGCATCTCCATCGCGGCGTCCGCCGTGTCGTCGATCACCTTGCCCTGCGATTCCGTGAAGGCCCCCGCCGTACGATAGAGGACAATGGCCCTTCCCGCCGCGTCGTATGCCTTCCGCGCAGCCAGTAGGTCCTGCTTCGGCGTCGTCGGCCACCAGGACGGCTGCGTCGTGCAGCCGCTTGCCGGAAGCGTGAGGATCAGGGCCGTGGCCATCCACTGCAGTGCGCGTTTCATTGTCCGACTCCTTCCCCGGGGCAGGCGCCCCGGAACATTTCCGCGAGTTCTTCCTTGCCCGGTTCCTCGTACGTCGTGCCCTCCCACAGCGTCCCGCCCGGCAGGTAGATCAACTGCGAAGCCGACCACATCTTCCGGGCCATCATGCGGAGATCCTTCGTCGGTGCGAACAGCTCGACGATCACGGTGTAGCCCTGCTCCTCGAGCAGTGCCGCAAACGTCGCGACCAGCTTGACGTTCCGCTTGCGGCCGGCGTCGGTGTACGCCGACGGGAACCACTTGCGGACCCGCGCGCCGTCCAGGACGGTCACACGCTCGCCCCGCTGGGACCGTTCGTAGGCCATGCGGTAGGCCAGCGTCGTCTTGCCCGCGCCGGATTTGCCCGTGATGAAGTGGACCATCAGGCCGGCTCCTCAGCAGCCGCGCTGCTCTCGCGGATCTCCGTGGCCGAGATCGCCTCGATCTCCGCGGGCAGGTCGATCTGCACGACCTCCCACCCGACGTCCCGGCCGTGGACGACGTGCGTGATGTCGGCCTTCAGGTTGATGATGCGAATCGCGCCCGCGTCGATCTCGGCGCGGTACCTCTCGCGGAACATCTCCCGGCGATCCTTGACGGTGTGCGGATTGTCCTCGCCGACCTCCGTCTCCCGCAGGCCGATCACCACCTGCCCGTAGCGCTGGATCGCCTCGCGGATCAGGGCGTCGTGCCCGTCGTGGAGCGGCTGGTATCGCCCGATCAGTAGTGCTGCCATGTTTACACCCACACCAGGCCGAAGCCGGTAAAGCCCTGAACGAGCAGCGTGTTCTTTCGTTCCCCGAGGTCGCGCCAGACGGCGTTGACGCTCGGGCGGTGCCTGCGTGCCATCCCGTCGTTCTCGCACTCACCGCAGTCGTGGAAGATCACCAACCCGCCGGGCCTGACCAGCGGAGCGTAGTGATACGCATCGCACGCGACGCCGTGGATGGAGTGGTCCCCGTCGATCAGCAGCACGTCCACCGGACGCCCGCCGAGGATCGTCTGGACCTGCTCGACCGTCGCCGGGTCGAAGCTGCTGGCGAGGATCACGTCGGCGTCGTAGCCGTCCGCCTCGCAGAGTTCCTCGGCCATCGCCACCAGCCGCTCGCCCTGATTGCCCTTCGGCGGCGGGCTGGGGCGGTCCACGGCGATCAACTTCGCGCCCGGGTCCATCATGCGACCGAACACGCGGAGCGATCCGCCGTGGCGGCTGCCGATCTCCAGGTACGTCTTCTTCGGGTCGATCTCGGCGACGTGCTCCTGCACGATGCCGAGCGCCCACTTGTTCATCAGCGGTGCGGGGTCAGGCATGGGCGGCTTCCTTTCCGGCTTCGATCAGAGCCTCCGTGCCGGGCAGATGCCCGAACAACTGCACCGACAGCGCGACCAGTTCCTCATCCTTGAAGGCATCGCGGAACCACGGCTTGTCGGCGCAGTTCTTCCACCGCTCGGTGTAGCTGCCCTGGCGAGCCCGCCCGTCGAGCTTGCGGTGCTCGAACGAACTGCCCGCGCCCTGAATCGGCACGCGGTTCATCGAGTCGTCGCTGCGGAGGTCGAGGCCGAGCCACTCGAAAAGCTCATCGCGATAGGCCGCGTCGCAGAGCCAGCGGTTGTAGTTGATCGCCACCTCGCCCGGGGGGTGTTCCTCGATGATCCGCAGACACTCCCGGGCGTAGTGCTTCCACCGATCGGCCCAGCGGGCGATGCCTTCGGTCGTCGGCTCGCCTGTCTCGGTCGGCTTGTGAATGAGCGTCCAGTCCCCCCGTCGTTGGCCCATCTTGACCGTGCTCGCCAGGTGGTTGAACGGGTCGCGGATCAGAAAGACGCGCGTGCGGCGCGGGGTCTCGACGCCGCCCAGGTAATCGACCTGATCCGGGGGCGTGTCCTCATGCGAGCACAGCACCATCGCGAGGTCGGCGCCGCGGAACGCCGCCAGCGGTTCGCGCCTGGGGATGCAGGGCAGGCGACTCGACCGACGAGCGCTGCGGTTCTGATCGATACTGTTGCGGAACAGCACCCGGCCGTCGGTCTGCGACGCGATCCAGTCGAGAACGGGGTGCCCGGCCGATCGCTTCATGTGCGCGAAGGCGATCTCCCGCTTGGCCCGGAATCGCTCGACCCGGTGGATCGCCCCGCCCTGCCGGTAGCGATTCACGGCCCGGCACACATCCTCGGGCGTGATCATGTCCATGCAGCGCGGAATGCTGACGTCGCCCGCCGGAACCGGATGCTCACAGACCTTCTTGCGGTCCTTCTTGCTGCCGTCGCCCATCTTGTGGCAACGGGATCGCCAGCAGCCGCCCTTCTCGCAGCACGGCAGAGCCCCCACCGTGTGGAGGAACTGATGGGCCGGGTAGGCCTCCCAATGGGTAGGCTCGCGGCCGCCGGCGATCACGACGCAGGGGCGGTTGATGAGCCGTCCTGGCGGGGTCGGAACCGCCGCCGCCAGGTGCATGGCCATCGTCACGGGGCAGATCACGCCCGCGGCGTGATGGACCAGACGCACGAACTGGCGGAGGTCGGTCTTGCCGACGAGATTCAGTACGCCCTCCAGCGGCGGGTGCCAGTGCTTTGATTCGCCGCACTGGACGAACTGCACTTTTCCGGCCAGCCGGTTGACGACTTCCTGGTAGTACGCGGGCGACCACCACTTCGCGGTGAAGTCGAACTTCCCGCCCGCCACGATGATCCAGAAGTCGCCCTTGTGGCCGAAGGTCTCCTCGACCTGGTTCGTCCACGATTTCTCCTCATCCGACAGGTGGATGTCGCCGCTGAACGGGCCTTGGGGGATCGAGATGCCGAGCTTGCCCTCCAGGAACTTCCGGAAGCCGTGGATAAAGTGGTACGGCAGCTTGTTGCTCCGGTGGATCAGCGGGTACTGGCACTTGATGTGCTCGGCGTCGGGATCGTCGTCCGCGATCTCCGTCAGGTGCGGGTTGTTCTCCCACAGCGCAGGCGCCGCCGTGCGCACGTCGATCTGCCAGTCGGGATGCGCGCGTTTGAGGTCGCGCACCGCCGCCGTCAGCATTACCACGTCGCCAGGCGACTGCCGGTTGGTGAGGATCAGCTTCTTCATGGTTCCCTACGGTGCGGGCTGCTCCGGCTGCTCCGGGACCTCGGGCGTGACCGCGTCGAGGACGGCCTTCTCATCCGCGATCTGCACGTTGAGCGGGTCGAGCTTCTTTCGGTACTCGGCCCGCAGTGCCGTCCGCCTTGCCTTCAGCCTTACCAGCCGGTCGGCGACGCGTTTTCGTGCTCGGGCACTGATTGCCATGTCGTTCTCCTGTCGCTGCGGGGTTGCCGCTATGCGCTGCTGCTACTGCTGGAACTGCTGCTTGTCGCATCTTCGCCCTCGGTGTAGAGCACCACGCAGCCGTCTCCGTCGGTGGCCACGGCGAAGCCGTAGTCGCTCAGGTCCGCGTTGGGGGGAAGCTCGAGCGCCTCGCCCGGCGCGAGCACCCACGCAGCGTTCATCGGGTCCGTCTTCGCCCAGATGTAGACGTTGCCCGTGTTCACGCCGGGCAGTGCGTCGCCCAGCGGGAACTCGGCCTCGGCCTCGGAGCTGCTCGAACTGCTCGGGGCTGCGCTGCTAGACGAACTGCTGGAGCTGGAGCTGGAGCTGCTGCTCGAGCTGCTGCTCCCCGCGACCTCGCTCGGCTTGACGGCCTGGACCTTCGCCTGAATGTAGGGGCGCGACTGCTCGGACAGCAGGACGGTCGCGATGCCCGCAGCTTGGCCGCTCGAACTCGACGCCGAGGACGCATCAGCGATCACACGCAGCATCGACCTTAGCGGGCGGGCGTTGCCCTGGTGCTCGGGCACGGCTTCCTGCACCGCGTCGTTGACGAGTTGAAGCGTGCTCTCCGTCGCCTGCCCGCTGCCGTTGCTCTGGATCGCTGACAGCGCCGCGGCCAGTGTCGTCTGCGTAGCCGGATCGCCCGACAGCTTCGTCAGGATCGACTGCAGGACGGTCTCCAGGTCCGCCTGCGTCTTGCCGTTGGCGATGCCGTCCACGATCGCGGTCACGTCCACGTCCGCCACGTCGACCGACAACTCGGCGTCGCCGATCTTGACCAGCAGCGCGCCGGTGTCGTCGTCGATCATCACGTCGACCGAGCCGATATGTCGCCTGGCATACCCCATCTCAAATCTCTCCGATCACGCGGAACGTCAGCGTCAGGAGGCTCGTCAGTTGCCGCATCTCGCGCAGGTGCTCGGGGTCGTAGACCGGGACGTTCTCCGTCCGCAGCCACATCGCGCCGGTGTCCGCGAGGGACTGGCGCGCGAAGTGGGCGCCGATCTCCTCGACGAGCGTCAGCAGCGCGTCGATCTGCTCGGACTCCGTGGCCGCGTCAGCGAGTTTCTGCTGGACGGCGATGTCGATCTGGACGTCCTCCTGCGGGATCGTCCTCGCGGCGGTCTCGAGCTCCCGGCCCTTGGGGACGACCGTCACGTGCAGCTCCGCCATGTCCTTCAGTTCGAAGATGGGCACGTACTTCCGCTCTGCCGTGAAGGCCTGCGAGAAGCTCCCGGCGTTCAGTTCGTCGGTGACGGCCTGCGCGATGTCGGCGATCTTCGACATTACTCCTCGATCTCCACGTCGAGCTTGGCGGCGAGCTTGACGACGTTCTTGTCCGTGCGGTTGATGGTGGAGGCGATCTCCCGCAGCCAGACCTCGCGACCGTGGCAGCGAGTGTGGATCGAGTCGATCTCGGTCTTCAACAGCTCGATCTGACCTTCCAGGGCCACCAGGCGGCTCCGCAGGTTGAATACCCCGGAGATCACCCACCACGCCGAGCCGGTCAGGACGCCGCCGCCCAGCAGGACCGCCGCGACGCCGAAGATGATCTGTGCCGTGTTCATCACGCGTCCTCTGTCTCCACGTGCTTCGTGTGTACCCGCAGCGTCTTGCGGTACGGGTCCGAGAACCTGTAGTGCGGCTCGGCACCCGGCGCCATGACCTCGTAGACGTACACGGCTCCGCCGGCCGACTCGCGGATCCGATCGCCGCGCTGCGGCAGCGTCTCCACATCCGCGAGCACGAGCTGCTCGGTCGGGATCAGGAAGTCCCGCGACTCGACCCGCTCGATGATCCCGTGGGCGTCGGCGACCTCGAAGACCGTCCGTCCGATCGCTGCCGAGACATCCACGGACAGCGCGTCGCGGACATAGGTCACCGTCCGCGACATGTGCGCGATCCGCTGCTCATCCAGCCACGCCGAGCCTTGCTCGAGCACGTCCGTCATCACTCACCCGTCAGGCCGCGTTGGTCGGGATGTACCGCAGGATCACCGAGAACGCGGGCAGGTCCGCCGTGGTTCCCTGCGTCACCGAGAGCGTCACGTGCTCCCCGGCTGCCAGAGCCTTGTGCGT